ATTTGTATCAATATAATCTTGTGTTTGAATTCCATATAACACAAGGTCATACGATAAATTTGATGGATATAGTGAACCGCTATATGCTACTACATTTTTTATAGTACATTGAAGAACCAATGGGGCCTTCGAAACAGAAGACATTTGTTATTTATATGTAATAATAAAGCCGTATTTTTACACATGGAGAATTAACAGTATCTCCTGCGACTAATGGAAGTGAGAACTGGTCTAGTGGTCCACAATATAAAGTACCCGATGAATCTGTATTCCATCCCAATGTTGTACGATATGGCGGATAGACGAGCGATTCAACCGGATTTGATGTAAATAAATTTGAGGATTTCACGACAGACACTGAGAAAAATGTTGGAAGAGAATTTAGTTTACCACTTAAATAACTTGCTATATTTGTTACAGTAAAATAGTTTGTATTTGCGCTCGGATTTATGTTGAGTGTTCCGTAAGAACTTGGTGTGATTGTTCCGGATACCATATTCACAGAACTATTGTACGATAAATCAATTTCAACAATTGTTGGTTTTCCACTTGGTCCAGTACTTCCAGTAATTCCAGTAGATCCCGTATACCCCGTAGGTCCTGTATTTCCCGTAGGACCAGTAGGTCCAGTAGGTCCCGTATAGCCAGTTGGACCTGTTGTTCCACTTGGACCTGTTATTCCAGTGTATCCGGTATAGCCCGTCGAACCCGTTGGACCAGTAGCACCTGTATTTGTGGCAGTTCCTGGAACACCAGCTTGTCCAGTAGGGCCAGTATATCCAGTAGGGCCGGTAAACCCCGTTGCGCCCGTATTTGCGGCAGTTCCGGGTATTCCAATAGGTCCAGTTGGTCCAGTAGCACCATCAGCGCCTGATGGACCAATATTTTTAAATTGAACTCCTAAATTACAGATCCCTTGTCCAGGTATATATCTCTGAATCATACCAGACATTCTTATCTTTTACAATTTAAGCAATTTTATACCAAGCATCTGTGGAATTTACGGGAGCTCCAATCTTGGGGCCAAACGCAGAAGATGGTATTTGTAACGGCTGACTATCTGCTCCACCACGACGCGTCTTACGATAACGGCGAATAGTACGACGACGGCTACGGAGAGATTGTTTTCGTGTCTTTCGTGCCATTTCTTTACTTGAAACAAAGAGAAGAATGGATCCTATTCTAATAGGACTTATTTTGCTATGTATCGCTGTTGTGTTCTATTATGGAACCCAAGAACACATGACAAATGCTGATTTGCTTAGCACATTAAAGACATTCGGAGAAGAAACGCCGTCCAAGAAGAAAACAACACCAACGCAGTTACCAATTGAAGGACCCGAAGCAAAAGCTCCCGAGCATCCTACACCCGCACCATCGTCTGGAAAAGGGGGTGGCGATTCCTCCTTATATCCGCAAATTTATGGTCCGGATGTAGTTGCTCCTCCCGGTAAACCTGCGAAAAACGGAAAAAATAGTTCAGACAATACGGACGATTCAAACTATGACTTCAATCCCAACTTTCAGCGTGCCTTCCCAACAGAAGGACCGCCTCAACCATTCCTCGGAGATTTCTCGAAATTCCAGCGATAAGACAATGTTTGGACTTCGTAACTTCCGTGGAAGTTGTTGGGTCAACTCAGCATTACAGTCAATTTTCCGGATTCCGGAGGTTCAGAAACGATACAACTCAAAAGAGTTTGACAAGGACAACGTCATTGATAAGTCTCTTTGTCAAATTTGGAACTCAAAGGGAGAAGAAGGATTGCGTGAATTCTTTCAGGCAGTGAAGAGTCAGGTCATGCCAGCCGGTGAAGATATTGGCGATGCGCATGAATTAATGATGTATCTCTGCGATAAACTGCCATTTCTCGATGAAATTTGCCGATTCAAAGTCGCAGACAGTATCACATGTAAACACTGTCAAAAGAAGGAAATTAAAGAAGATTCTATTTGCGAGTTTACACTTGTTTGTGATGGAACGCATATGCCAATTTCAGAATGTATCTCGAAAATGGTTCAGCCCGAAACAATTGAGGAACGAATTTGCGAATCGTGTAAAGAGAAGGGATGTGAAAAACAAACTCTCATTGGAAGTTTTCCAAAGACAATGATATTTCACATGGTATCTGGAAATGATTCTTCGATTGACTATTCCAGTATTCTAGTTCTAAACAAAAAACAGTATGCTCTACTGGCAGTAACCTGTTTTGATGGAGCACATTGGTGGGCATATGGACGTGATATGCCTCCCGGAACATCTTGGTATTCACTCAATGATACACATGTACGAGATCACGGTCCCAAACAGTTTCCCGTGTCTCCGAAAATGCGATTACTAATTTATTATCGTCTTGATGAGTAACAAAGGAAATGGTTTCTCCATCTATGATTCTTGTAGGGGCTGTGGGACTTGTTCTACTTTCCGTAGTTGTATTAATTTCTACGGGAAGCTTTTTATCTGTCCTAGTCCTGCTTTCTCTAGCAGGAATTATGGGGTATGTTCTGAATCTTTTGGGTGTTCTTAAAATTGGAACATCTTCAACTGGTGGAATTGATATTTCATTTTTTGAAAAGGCTCCCGTTCCATCTGGAAAATCTTCCACACATCTTCCGATTGAAAAGAAAGAAGTGTTCTATGTGAGTGGAAACAATTACACATATGATGAATCCGCAGCAGTTTGTGCCGCATATGGTTCTGATTTAGCCACACAGGACCAAGTTCAGGAAGCATATTCTAGCGGTGCGGAGTGGTGTGGATATGGATGGACGCAGGGCGGTATGGCTCTGTTCCCGACACAACAGTCTACATGGGAAACATTACAGCAGGAAGGACCGGATAAGAATCGTACCGCGTGTGGACGTCCGGGTGTGAATGGTGGATACTTTGACCCTGCTACAAAGTTTGGAGTGAACTGTTATGGTGTCAAGCCGAAGGGTGGACCCATGAAGTTCCCGATGCCGATTCCGGGAACAGATGCGGGTGATTTCCAAAAGATGGTTGATAAGTTCAAGTCTATGCTGAAACAAATGACAGTAAGTCCATTCAATCGTGTTGGATGGTCTGAATGGAATCTCCAGTCTCATACAAATGAACTACGCACTTGAAACTCCCATTCGTCGTCAAGTTCATGTTCCGAAAGATGAGTCGTTGAAAATTCAACAACCAAAGCATACTACGGAAACCGACCAAACACATCGCTCTATGAGTTGGTTATTCCATCGTCCGGCCGACCATTCTGTTTTTCCGGAACCACAATCGGCACGCATGGAGAAGAAAAAGTAATCAAGAAATACAAAGATGATTGAAGTAGCTTTACTACTTGGTCTTGGAGCAGTTGGATATCTACTGGCGAATCAAAGTTCTGTCCAAACGGAAGGATTTAGTTCTGTCGTGACTGCTCGCCCGTCCGAAGAAATTAAAGATGAAGTTGTTCATTCTCAAAATACGCAGGGCCACAATAATGAAGTTCCGTTCTTTGGTGCTCGTGTAACGCAGAGTATGTATTCTGGCGCAACAGACCATGTATTAGACAACCATACCGGCGCTGGAAAGGAATACTTCCAGAAGCGCGAGGTAAAGTCCTTTTATGATGCCAAGCCCGGAACTGGTCAGCCGTTTGGAAATCCCGTAGAATCCGACTTTATGCAGTCTCGTATGGTATCAGGCCAGAACATGAACAATGTGTTTCCGATTGACCAAGTTCATGTTGGTCCGGGCGCGAATGATGGATACACAAATGTTCCGAAGGGAGGATTTCAGCAGGACCAGATGCGCGAATATGCTCTTCCGAAGACAACAGATGAACTGCGTGTGATTGGTAAGGAGAAGCTCAGTTACGAACCACCTGTCATTCCGGGACAGAATACGGTCACAGTTCCGGGTATTCAGGCAGAGGTAAAGAAGAATAAACCGGATAAGTTCGCTGTACTTGGAATGGACCGCGTGAATACAGAAGTCGGTGCGCAAACTGCGGCGCGTGTATATCCTGAACAGCCCATGAAGTCACAGGCCCGCGCTACGACTGGCGTTGAGTATCAGGGAGGCGCGCGTGGTAATGCGATTTTTACATCCTATATTCGTGCGTTTACGGAACCCTTCGAGGAGTTCATGCGACTTACGGCTGAGGGACGCCCTGGACCGGCCGGAGCGCAGGCTGGAACTGGCGCTGGAATTGGCGCGGATATGTATTCTGCCCAAACAAAGAAGGATGAAGATGTTCTCTCTGCTGCTACACGATTCAATGTACCGCAGAATATTGTGACGCCGGATTTGGTACATCTGGGTTCTTACCGCTACAATGAACCATTACAGCAGGATGTACAGATTCAGCGTAACGAACCTGCGATTTTATCTGCGCACCGTCAGAATCCTTACACGCAAACTCTAAGCGCATATTAATATGGATTGGAGTTTTATAGACAAAGTTGTATATATAAATTTAGATCGCTGTCCAGAACGAAATAAAAAAATGAAAGAAATTTTGAAACCATTTGGAGATAAAGTCTTGCGATTTAATGCTATCAATATTCCAGGAAAAGGATGGTTGGGATGTTCAAAAAGTCATGTTGGAGTTCTTGAAATGGCGATTGAAAATAAATGGAAAAATGTACTGGTATTAGAAGATGATATAGAATGGAATCGCAATGAAATATCCTATAAAAATTTACAAAATATTTTGAATACCAACTGGGATGTTATTTTATTTGGAGGTTCTTGGTCTAGATTTGATACAAATTCATATAAACTAATATCATCGCATGCCACAAGTTCCTATTTGGTAAATTCAAATTATTTTGAAACACTTTTACATAATTTCAAAGAAGGATGTGCTTTATTAGAAAATGAGTATGGTTATAAATTTACAATTGATAGACATTGGCAACCATTGATTGAGAAAGATAATTGGTTTCTGATTGTTCCAAATATTTTTTATCAAGGTCAAGGATTCAGTTGTATAGATAACAAAAATGTAGACTATACAGATTGTTTTATTACAAAACAAAATATCATAGAATCTCCCATTCATGTATCGTGGAAGAATTTAAATCTTACAAATGAGTTTTGTTCACTTGAAAAAAATAGATGGTATACATTTGAACATACATTATTTAAGAAGGAGCCGCTTTCTAACAAAATAACATTTTTGCTGTATACTACATCAAAGGGAAAACGAAGTATATTACGAGAAGGTAGCTATTTCTTAATAAAAGATGGAAACTCTTCATGAGAAAATCGCATACAAGAATGTTCCTATTACCATATGTATGAAAGATTTCAATCATATGGAACAGTATGAAATTGTTCGTCTTATACTTGGATATAATCGCAAGGATGTGTCTATTTGTACACACGAGTCTACAAATCCATATGTAGAAGATATGCTCAAAAAACTACCTGTGAAATTTATTCAGTGTTTCTCAGAAGTTTCAATGCTTCAGATGTTTGATCTCCCAACGAATCCGGAGTCTCCGTCTGAATAAAATCACGCATTCGTGAAAATTTCACAGCAACCATATTACAGACTTTGAGAAGTTTTGGAGTACACTTATTCTTATCGGGATGTGCCATACTGTCATTGTATTTCTTAACTAAGTCTCGGAATGTAGGGGCAATCGTTTTCCATTCCATGACTGGCGTTTCAATAAAATCAAATATAGCGTGTGCCACGGTAGAGTTCTGCGTTTCTCGTTCAAGAAGTGTTTTTAAATCCTCTTCCTGCTTTACTTCCTTCTCTTCCTTGGAAACAACTGGTTCTTCCTTGGGGGAAACAACTGGTTCTCCTTCACTCCATTGATAGAATGAATGGCCTGCGAATGCGGACCCGATTCCTGACAAACTCGCAAGCACAAGTGATACAATATACACTGTGGTTAAAGATGCCATTGAATCTTCTTGTGTTCTTGTAGAGATGTTTCATTTGGTAAAAGATACGATTGGAAACATTGAAAACAATCTATTGTTTGTCAAATCCATTCGTGATTCTATTTTTTCATGGTGGTTCAATATTCTGCTTTTAATTGGTGTTGTTGGTTCCTTTGCCTTTTTTATGTATATGAGCTATGGAACTGCGACACCCGTAGAATTACAAAAAGTTCCATTTGAACCCCGATTATGGAATAACGCAGTAAGAAATGTTCCCATAACAAATTATGGACAGTCTCCTCAAATTGAAACTGGAGATTCTATACAAGGATTTACCAATAGAACAAGCGCGACAGCGTTTTGAGAAACTGAAAGAAACGCCGGAACCTCCCAAAGATGTTCCACTTTTAAAAGAACGCCAAAAGATAAGATTCAAATGAGTGCGCAAGCCTATACTGTAAAAGTGCGCGCCCTCACAGAAGCTCGTAATAATAAGGTTCAACAAGTTGGAAATATCGCAAGTAGAAATGTTCTGGAACCAGCTGCCTGTGTAGTTCCAGACTATTCAATTATACATTATGGATTTGTATACTGTGGTGCAAGATTTAAACCACGCTGTTTAAAACAATAGAATGCTATCATTCTTTTGGGCATTTGTAGGAGCTCTTACAGGTCTTCTTGTAACCGCCGTATTTAATCCTCCTCTGCGTTCATCCCCCGATGTACCACATCCGTATTGTAAAGACACATTTCAGACATCTACTGGGTGTGTAAAGTTTCGTACAGAAGAAGTTCCTTGTTCTGAGGATGCTACATCTTTGAATTTCATCGCATCACAACACAAATGATAGCAGAGATACTTCGTAAAAAAGAATCATCTATATTTTTATCATTTCTGATAGGATTTGGACTCGCGGTCTTGATGTTTCATCGTCCCTTCTTCTCCAAGCGAACCCTGTCGCTGTCACTGGATAAGATTCATGGACAACCCATCAAGCAGGGAAATAAATGCTATAAGTATTTTGCGGAAGATACGCAATGTGAAATCCTTCCTTCTAAATAAAATGGAAGGAGCCACAGATTTAAGCGACCTTCTCGGTTCGGCTCCGGTTCAGACAGGACCTCTGCCACAGTCAACGACCTTTGCTCCGATTGTGACGGGCGGTGGTGATCCGTTTATTAGTCCCGTGAGTACTTCGGGTGCGCCCAAGACAAACACACTTAGCCAAGTTCAATCCTTCCATACAATTCGTTACGCAGTCAAAAATCTCATGATTTATTTCGGGTTCTTTCTTGCCGCAATTATTATTTCATTATCAACTCCTCGTTCTCTGATTCTTCAATACATTCCCAATACCTACACTGCTGGCGGAGTTCCGTCGTATATGGGCGCAGCCATTCTCGGAGGAGTTGCAGTTGCTATTGCCTATGTGTTTAGCACACTCACAAATGCGTTAATTTAATTTAAACGGTTAACACTTAATTGGGTAAAAAATGACGACGCAATCAGTGGAGCATATGCCAGAACTTACCGATCGTCTTGTGATGTATAACGAAATGGTGGAGTATGTTAAATCTAAAATTGATGAAATCACCAAGAATACAACTTGGAGATCTGGAACTCTTCAGGGTTCTACAGTTTCGCCTCCATCGTCAACACTAGATTTTAATCCTGGAAAGTGTAGTTGCTGTTCGTAGTCAAACCGAATATACGACTTTCGCGAGGCCGTACTTCTTCATACACTTGTCCAGAAACACTTCACAGTCGTGGCACGGTTGTGAGTTCATAATTTGACTTTGTTTGTTTAGACGGACAACTTCTAGAGTACATCCGCGCAGTTGTGAAACGTCTCCGAGAGATTTCACAACTGCCCGTTCAGCGTGTAAACTTTGGTCGTCCCATCCACATCCCTTTGAACGCGAACCAATGCGGTTCCTTGATGTAGCGATGACATGACCACGCCTCAAAATCCTAGCAACATGGTAGGAAGTGTTATGAACGTTCTTAAACTCCATTCTTGTTTGATAAAAACCATATTTGAATAAAAACTATTCGTTTTCAAAGTAAAGATGCGGTTAGTATTAATGGACCGCTACATTGGAATTCGAAGACACGCAAAGGGTTGGAACCTAGAACCCCCTGCGCGACTTCATCCCAAAATTATTTTTGGTTCGGGAAAGGACCTTACTCCCGCAAATGTACAAAAATACAATATCACACATGTTATCAATTGCGCATTTGACAACGATAGTCCAGCATGGTTTCGTGAGCAATTTCCAACGAAGTATGTATCGTTAAATGCTCAAGATTCTATAAATGTAGATATACGTCAATGGTATAATCAATTTGAACAAGTTATGGATAAATTTCGCACGGACCCAACTTCTGGCACAATTTATGTTCATTGTCAATGTGGAATCAACCGAAGTGGTTTTCTGACATTGATGTATATCTGTAAGAAATTTCACTATCCCTTCGATAATGCTGTAAACTCTATTCTTCGTCAACGCCCATGTGCTCTTACAAATCCTGCTTTTATGAAACAGGCGCAGGAATTCTTGAAGTAATACAATGGCAAACCTTAGTAATAATACACTTTGGTCTGATTTATCAAATGGTTCTCCAAATGTAGAAACAGATTTATTAGGCCCAAAATATAGTTATGCGAATGCTGTTCCTGGTCCTTCTTCTCTTGGTGTTGGAAGCGATGGAACATTCAGTCAATTAGGAAGTAACGCAGGCGCAGTAGCAACCTATGTAAAAACATTAATAACCGGTGATCCACCTCTTGGAGACCAATATTTTGTCAATACCGGCGGTGTGTGTACCGCTCCCGACAAGTCCCTTCAACCTCGCTCCAATTACATCAATAATAAACCGCAAACACAGGATGATTTACCTGCCGGTATGAAAGATTTGGGGTCTGATTTCAATGGATTAATTCCTGGAACAGTTGGTGATATTGCCTCTATGAATCCTATGTATCTGTTTCGCTCATTAAGAGCAGATGCGGAACCGCCTTGTAAATGTTACAAATGCAATGTAACTTCCGGGGCATCCACGGGATTTTTAACTACGGAATTAAGTCCTGATTTTGATACAGTGAATTGTCAAGAAATAGATCCGTCGCAGTGTGTTCAGACCAAAGAAAGCTTTTCAAATTACGATGATATCAATATTTCTGCTATTCCAACAATTTTGGCAGTTTGTCTTTTAGGGTATTTCATATTTTCACGAAATTAATTGAATCAATAAAATGGAGAATGTTTTCCGAATTCGGAAAAGCAGAGAAACTCCTTCTAAGAAGAATCAAGAGGTTATTTCCGGAACTCTTGATTCCGTTCATCAGGGAGTTGTAAGCACTATACGAACATCTACACTTACTGCTTCTGAGATTGAATCAAAACTCGAAGAGTATCAGAATGAAATAGACAATCTAGAAAAGTCAAGTTCTTTATCTGATATTTTAAAGGCGTCTAAGCTACGAGAAATAGTTCGCAACTTACAGAAGTCATTAGACCAAAATGACCCATTACAAGAGTATTATTTGAAAAACGCAGACATTATGCTCAAATACTACGGAAATGGAGAAAAGTCACAAACGGTCCAAATGAATCCTTCGGACCAAAATACATTTATGAAGTATCTAACTCCTGCGGTTACTGAAACTGCGCAGGTATCGAAGAAACAATTATTTGAGGAGTATGCGAGTCGTATGAAATTGAATACAGGAACCGAAGCAGAAGAGAAGAAGGTAACCGTAGAACACTGTGATAGATGTAATATTTCTCGCGAAGAGCTTTTAGAGGAAGGTATTCTTGTATGTCCTTCATGCGGTTCGGAAGAATATATGATGGTTGTTTCTGACTATCCCAGTTTTCGTGACCCACCGAAGGAACGAAATAATTACGCATACAAGAAGATTAACCATTTGAATGAGATTTTAAACCAGTTTCAAGCAAAAGAGTCTACGATTATTCCAGATGAAATCATGGGAGAGGTTGTGCTTGAAATTAAGAAGCAGCGAATACAAAATGTTGCGGAGTTGACCGAAAAGGAAATTCGAGAAATTTTGAAAAAGTTGAATCGTTCAAAGTATTACGAGCATGCGACACATATTTTGTCACGATTGAATGGAAATCCTCCACCGACCATTACACCAGAAATTGAAGAGAAAATACGAGCTATGTTCCAAGAAATTCAAGCACCATTTCTGCTGTATTGTCCGAATGATAGAACAAACTTTTTGTCGTATTCGTATATTTTATACAAGTTCTTTGAACTTTTAGAACTAGATGAATACAAAGTCTATTTTCCTCTGCTAAAATCACGCGATAGACTTATTCAACATGACCAAATTTGGAAAAAAATTTGTGATTATTTGAAGTGGGAGTATATTCAGAGTGTGTAATGGAAAAAGGATTTTCACCTTTCGCCCTATTTTTAGCATTTTGATTAGTAATCATAGTCGTGCTCATACTCCCACTTGTCCATCAGTTCTTCAAACTCCAGTTCATCCTCGTAGTTGGCGGCCTCCCAAATCATTTCTGCTTCTAGTTCTTCGCAGGTAATCAGGAGGTCACGACTTACAGGCTCGCCTGCCTTGACATTTGTAGGGCAGCCGAGAATGTGGCAAATCTGTGAAAACTTCATTTTGCTAGTCTCAAATAGTAGTCATTGGTATTGAATAAATCCGTTTTTCACGAATCATTCGCCAACTTCTTTTTAATCATTACATCGATTTTCATCATCAATGTGCTATCATCCTTCTCTTGCTGTATAAGAGCCCGCATCCTTTCTGCGGATGCGTTGATATCGGCAATATTCACTAGATCGCGCTCCTCAAAGAAATTGTGCGGCTTATGACATATTTCATTAATATAGTCTAGCAGCGTGTTGTAAAATTCATGCTGAGCACGTGCTCGCTCAACAATTTGTTGAACGGTAATCTGATTTGTCGACGCCATTTTGATAGTCTTACATACTATTCACTTCATCTAAAAAATTCCGTTTTAACGAAGTCGTTTTGAAGAAATTTTCTTTTTATAGGGCATGAGCACGCCCTTTCACGGTTTGGTACGACAAGCAATCTCGCACGCACACGAAATTATTCCACTTTTAGACAGGTCTCATTCAGGATTCATGGCAGACCGTTCCATGAATCATGTTATACGAGAATGTCATCAAATTATTCAAATTTTAGAAGAAGCTAAGAAATCTTACGTACCATCATCATCTTTCTGTTCTGTCTCGGTATCATCTTCCCATACAAGCTCACCGCCATCCATGATAACATCGCCGTCCTCTTCGAAGTGAAAGATATGAATATAACCCATTTTAGATTAGCATATCAATCCGTTCTATATTTCAAATTCGTTTTACTGGCAGAACGAATGCACTTCTGAGGCCAATCGGCAATCACCCGAAGGGCACTTTTCAAATCCAGGAGGGCACGGATTTTCTGCGCGTGTATCGGGATTTTCCATTCCTTCACGCATAAAACTCTTTACGGCGTGACCTAAAAAGTGATGAACGACCGCAAACACTACTGCGTGAACAAGTGCCTGTTGAACCGTAGAGCCATGAGCCGGTAAACGCAATACCACTCCTGGAACTAAAACAAAGAACAGAACAGCATTAAAAAGCATCCACTTCCACATTTATTTATTTAGTCAGTTTTTGATTTGAGACCCGTGCTAATTCCATAGGTCTTTGCGCCAGCCGGAATACAGTCGATTTCTCCCTTCTGATTGGGTCCCTCGACATACCCATTCGGGCACGAATCGCCGTAGTTGCTCATACCCTCAACATAACTACGATAATACGACATGACGACACCGGTCACAACCGCAAATAACACGGCATGAACAGCTAAAACAGTATAACGACTGCTACGGCTTGGAATTACAGCGACTACTCCTGGAACAAACGCAGCGAAGAGAAGTGCCGAAATGACAACCTTGCCTAAATCCATTTATATTTATGTAAGAATTTACAGACCCTTGAGAGTGGTCCACGCCCAGCGCATCACGACATGGTGGAGCACGGCGAACAGGGCAGCGTGGACAGCCAGCACCGTCGTGCGAGAACCACCCGGGGGCAGGGTGACGAGGACACCCGGAACGAACGCAGCGAAAACTAATGCTGACAGAAGAAGCTTGACCCACATCTTTTATTTTAGGCAATAGAAAGATTCTCACATAAATGTTCGTCGGACCCAGTTTCTATCTGCCTTGTATGTCTTAGACTTTCCTGTTGATGTGCGCTTTGTATAGGTGGATACCGCCTGTAACTTGCGGAATGTGGACAGCGGGCCATACGAACGAACCGCCTTGCGAAGAGCACGATGACGAGCCGTCTTACCCTTCTCGGCCGAATATCCTACACGCATCAGCTTTCCCTCCTTTAACGGACCAATGCCAGGACCATGAAGCGATGCCCACTTTCCGGGAGCTCCACGGTCAGTAATGCGACGAGCCGTGACGCGCGATCCTCTTACATGAACGCCAGTCTTTCGGGTAAAGGCACGACGACGGTATGCTTTACGAGTAATCTTACCACCACCGCACTGCATTTATTTATTGTAAAGGAGAGTTTTGGGAACTGTGCTTAGGACAAGAGCCGCAACTAGATGACGCAACAGTTTTCACCGATTGAGAAATGCTCAGTCCATACAGAACAATTGCTACTATGAACAAAACGGATGCCCAGATCCACATTTAATTTTTAGTAAGAGTTTTCAGAAACAAAACATACCATAACCATGGGTATTCCGTTCTATTTTATGAGCCTGATTCGCTCGCATAAGGGCATTGTGACGACTGTAAAAAAGAAGAATCCAATTCAAGTCGATGTATTAGCAGTCGACTTTAACTGTTTAATTCATCGGTATCTTCAAGAACATAGACCGGTAGAATCTATTGTAGAAGCATTCAGTGATATACTTGAAAACACATGTGTACCAAAGAAATTAATCATCACATTGGATGGATTAGTTCCCTATGCCAAAATCGTTCAACAACGATATCGGCGTATGGCAATTAAGACGGAGACTTCTATCTTTGACCGAAATCAAATTTCACCAGATACTCCCTATATGCGTGAACTTGAAGCTGCTCTTGTTTCAAAGTTTCCATATGCTATCTTTTCAGGGACACGAGAAGCAGGAGAAGGCGAACATAAACTTATTCAAAAGATTCAATCAATTCCCCAAGAACATCGTCGTAGTATTTGTATTTATGGTCTGGATGCTGATTTGATTCTGATTTGCCTTCAAAATCACAAACTTAGCCTTCCACACAGTATGTATCTACTTCGTGAATCCGCTGAATTTAATGACCCAAATCTAAATACCGCAGAATTCAGTATTCTATCGGTATGGAAACTTCTTCACGAACTTCCACTTCCACTGGACCAATATATTCCGCTGAGTGTTCTCTGTTTTGGAAATGATTTTATGCCAAATTTGGGGATGTTTTCTCTGCGTGAAGATGGTTATAACCGTGCGCTCCATCTCTATTCTGAATGTGAAAATCCAGACTTGAGAACGAGTACTGGACGACGAACATTTCTAGAATATGCTGGTTCAAAAGAATTGGAAGTTCTCGCAGAACGAATTAATCTCAGAAAGAGACCCGAAGAAAAAACAGTTCTTGGACGCGATACATCGATGCTTTCCCGAAGATATGGACTTCATGTTCTCGACGGTGTTAATGATATGAAACCAGTTGTAGAGGCATTTTGGAAAACATTTCATTGGACATATTCGTATTTTGTCAACAACAAAACGCAGAATTGGGGGTGGGTATATCCATACATGGATGCTCCGCTCATTCAAGATATTTTGAAATACAAAGAAAGCTCTCCACTTCCAAATTCTCCGCTAAATTTTACAATCTCAAATCAACTTTCCTTTATTCTACCACACTCGTCTCTGCGAAGAGCAAAACGCAGAGTCCAGTATGAAGATGAAATGTATACGGAAACTAGAAATCCTTGGCTGAAACGACACGATTGGGAAATGAAGCCATATGTATCACTTCCATGGAATCCTACTTACTCCCTAACTTCAGTCGCCCCCCTACAACCCGAAAGCCAACATTCTTAGGTTGGACCGTAAAATTTGGAACACCTTTTGATACCTGATATAGTTTTGGATTTAAAGGCACTAATTCGGTCACATCCGCGTCGTGTGTGAACTTTACATCAGAATATGAAGTCTGACGAGGATTCCAATAGTCATTGTTTATTTTTATTAACTGACGAACATGGCCTAAGGCAATTAATCCATCGCCAGTTTGCTGTGGAGACCAATTTACCATTAAATAATTTAAGTAAGAAGTTCTGAATTGTGTCGGACTTGTATTTTTTGTCGCATTCTCTAACGCGGTAATACAATCTTGTAAGCTTTGTTGAATTGGTTTATCAAGTCGTTTATTGACTGTATTATGCATTCTACAAACCGCTACAAACAGGTTAAACTTCGAACTTGACCATTCCGGATGAATGCTTTTATAGGTAGCAAACATTGATGTGAAATGACTTTTACACGATGGACATGTGATTGTTTCACGAAACGAATCTAAAAACATATTTAGAATTGTAACATCACTTTGTGATGGAGTATCTGGGTAATTCGCAGCAATAGAGTGTAGGGTCATCCAACCCAATGGCCCCCAACGAGCTGTCATTATTTACTCAGAGGAAATGAATCCTGCTATCATTCCGCTTGATAACATTTCACGCATAATTGGAGTTGGCGTGTCCGGATTTTTCAGAAGTCCAGCTTTTTGGACCAATCGTTTCACTTTCTCATCACTCATTTTCGCAATTTGCTTTTTAATCGTTTTGCGATGATGACGAACACCTTTATCTGTCAATAAACGAATCGTATGTTTCTTCATAAACTTCTTTAACGGAGGAGATTTTGCGGGGTCAGAAACAGGTTTCAAAGACAACTTATTTTTCGCTGTCTTTAAAATTCCACGCGGGAATGTCTTTTGTGTCTTCTTCTTACCTGCTGTTGATACACTCGGAGGAGCTGGCTTTGGTTCTTCATCCACTTTTGTGATGACAACTTTTGTACTCATCTCTATTAAAAACGAATCAAGAATAGATTTACGGACAATCCTTCCAATAACAACACCATGGAGTGGGACGCAATTCAATCATATTTTAATCTTGATGGAGTTTCGAAGCTGGTGGAGCACCAGATTGAATCGTTTGAGGATTTTGTACAGAACAAGATTCCTCTGATTGTTTCTTCTACTGCTCCGATTGTGGTATGGCATGAGCAAGATGAACTTACAAAAAAGTATAAATATGAGTTTCGTCTGTCGTTTGAAAACATTACCTATATGAAGCCTCGCATTCAGGAAGCAACGGGTCGTATCAAGCCTATGTTTCCTCTCGAAGCACGCCTTCGTAACTTCACATATGCTGCCCAAATGTTCTGTAATGTTCGTTTCGTAACGCGTACACACGGAGCATCTGGCGTAGACGAGCAAGTAAAGGTATTTGAAGGCGTTTCTCTTGGAAAGATTCCGGTCATGCTTGGGTCATCTCTCTGTCTCATGAAGGATTACCCAATGACGAAGGAAGAAATGGGCGAGTGTTCGCATGACCCATTTGGATACTTTCTGATTCACGGTTCTGAGCGTACAATCCTCTGCCAAGAGAAGGTAGCCGATAACCGAATCATGGTATTCTACAACAAGAAAACAGCCGCAAAATATGAGTATTCTGTGGAAATGAAGTCACTTCACGAATCATTTACAACTCCACCAAAGAAGCTTGAAATCCGTTTGAGTACAAAGTTCAATGGACTTGGATATCCTCTGATTCTATGTGTTCCGCGTTTCCGTGAAGACATTCCGCTGATGGTAATGTTCCGAGCCTTTGGAATGGAATCTGACCAAGATATTGCCGAATTCATTGGTGTGGATTATGAAGAACTTGCCGCGTCGTTTAAGGAGTGTACGGACCACAAAGTCTATACTCGGGATGACGCAGTAGAGTATCTTTCGCATCATCTTCAATACGGAACAACGCAGGAGGATAAGAAGGCATATGTACGCTCTCTGCTTGAAACAGAGTACCTTCCACATGTAAAGTTTGGTGGAGATACAAGCCCGATTGAGACACTCGAAGCACGAAAGCTTCTTCTCACATCTTGGATGATTCGTAAGCTTATTGAGACTGCGAATGGACGCGCAGCAGTCGATGACCGAGATGCGTATCTAAACAAGCGAATCGTAACGACGGGTTCTCTTCTGACACATCTCTTCCGCCAGCTGTTTCAGAAGGTCTGTAAGGATATTCGCAGTAAGTTCGTTCACGAAGTCAACAATGATGTGTGGAAGAAGGGCGAACCGCGACCTCTGGAAGTTCTGAATGTGAACAATCTATACAAGATTCTGAAAGTCTCTACGATTGAAGGAAAGCTCAAACAAGCGCTTGCGACGGGTAATTTCACGGTTCAAGGACTTGGAACGACATCTACGGGTTCCAATGCTACAAAGGTTGGCGTTTCGCAGGTACTGAATCGACTTTCGTATTCTGCTACAATCAGCCATTTGCGTCGTATTCAGACTCCTGTGGAAAAGTCTGGAAAGCTACTGGCACCTCGCAAACTTCACGGTTCTTCATGGGGATATGTGTGCCCAGTTGAGACTCCGGAAGGTCATTCTGTTGGAATTGTGAAGGCAATTTCTATGATGACATCCATTACACAGCACACGCCTGCGTCTGTGTCTCTGAATGTTCTGAAAACTCTTTCAAACATTCGTTGGGTTGAGAATTTGAAGTCAGATTTCTCTGGAACGATGATTCTTGTGAATGGAGTCATCATTGGTTTCACGAACGAGCCAGCCGCAATTCACAATGCTCTAAAAGACGCAAAGTACAAGTTCAAGCTTCATCCACATACATCGGTAGCGTGGAACATTACGCAGAACTGTATTAGTGTAGAATCGGACAGTGGTCGATTTGTACGCCCACTTCTACGGGTTATGGATGGAACCCTACCTTCAAATGTAAAAACTACAACATGGAATGATATGGTTACAAGCTGTATCGAGTATATCGACCCATCGGAAACGGAGGTAATTCGTATTGCGATGACGCCTGAGGAAATCACAAAACAGCATACGCATTGTGAAATTCATCCATCTCTGATTCTGGGTCACATGGCTTCTACGATTCCATTCTCGGACCACAATCAGTCACCTCGTAATTGTTATCAGTCTGCTATGGGGAAGCAGGCGATGGGTATCTTTGCTCGCAACTATACCAAGCGTCTGGACAAGAATGGGTACATTCTCTGTACTCCGATGCGTCCATTCGTAGAGACTCGTATGATGAATATTTTGAAGACGAATGAGATGCCATCGGGTGATATGATTATGGTGGCAATTGGAATGTACGGTGGATACAATCAGGAGGATTCTGTGATTCTGAATAAGTCTGCCGTGAATCGTGGACTGTTTCGTACGATGTACTATACCATCTACAAGGATGAAGAACATCGAAATGTGACATCTGGAAAGGAAGAGAAGTTTATGAAGCCCCGTCGTGAAAATACACGAGGATTTAAGACATCTTCGTATGCTGCTGTGAATGACCAGGGAGTTCCAGTTCTTCATGCGGAGCTTGGAGAGAATGATGTTGTGATTGGAAAGGTTACCAGTTTGAAGGGCGATACAAACGGATACCAGTATCGGGATTCTTCTACGACGCATAAGAATTCTGAGAAGTGTCGTGTAGATGGAGTGTGGCAGGATAAGAACTCGGATGGATACCCATTTGTGAAGGTTCGTGTCGCATCGGAACGAGTTCCTGAAATTGGTGATAAGTTCAGTTCTCGTCACGGACAGAAGGGAACTTGTGGAATTCTACTGAACGAAGAAGATATGCCGTACACGGCAAGTGGAATTCGTCCAGACCTGATTATGAATCCACACGCCGTACCATCCCGCATGACGATTGCGCAGTTGATGGAAACGATGTATGGAAAGGTCTGTACGGAACGAGGAACACTTGGAGATGGAACGCCATACTCTCACTTGAAGACAGCTACACTTCGTGAGCATCTTCTGAATTTGGGAATGCATCCGTATGGAAATGAGATTCTGTACAATGGTCAGACGGGTGAGATGATGGAGTCTGAAATCTTTATGGGGCCTACATTCTATCAGAGATTGAAGCACATGGTGATTGACAAGAAGCATAGTCGTGCGCGGGGTCCTATTGTAAGTCTAACCCGTCAGCCGTGCGAGGGAAGAAGCAGAGATGGTGGTCTGCGTGTTGGTGAGATGGAGCGAGATTGTATGATTTCGCATGGAGCTTCCATGTTCACAAAGGAACGACTCATGGATGTATCAGACCCATTCCGAACTGGATTCTGTAAGAGTTGTGGAACGTTGGCTGTGGTCAATGAAGGAGAGAACATCTATCAGTGTGGTACATGTGGTGTTCAGACGCAGATTGAGATGAAGACAATTCCATATGCCATGAAACTGTGGAGTCAGGAACTTGAAGCGATGCATATTGTCCCAAGATTAGTGTTTGATTAAGATAATGTGGTTTCAGTATTTTATTGAGGCGTGGGGTATAATCATAATTTTATATGCTAAATTATTGACTGACGCAGACCCGTATGTTTTGGGGTTCACATACTTCGCCTGCTTGATGTTGGCGAAAGGAATTACAACTGGATATTTTTCACCGGCTTCAACGGTCGCATCGTACTTTTTAGGTCATATAAAAATGGATGATTTCATCTATAACTTAATAGCCCACTTAATTGGAACGTGTATAGTTATAATAACTTTTATACCAGTTCACAAATATGTCACTTGAAGTTGTGATTGGTCCCATGTTTTCTGGGAAGTCAAGTTATGCTCTTTCCTATGTTCGTAGACAACGATCGATAGGAAAGCGAGTTTTGATTGTAAAACCAGATATTGATATGCGATATTCCCAAGAATCCGTTCTCGTAACGCATGATAATGATACCATTCCTTGTATGTTGTGGAATACAGCACAATCACTATTTCCTGCGACTCCACACTTTCTTGATACAGATTGCGTAGTCATTGAAGAAGCGCAGTTCTTTAAAGGACTTTTACATCTAGTGAAATGGCTTTTAATTCAAAATTCAAAAGATGTTCTAATTGTTGGTTTGGATGGTTGCGCAAAGCAGGAAGTATTTGGAGAAGTACTTTCGTGTATTCC